GTGCCTCAGGTCAATCACTGGGGCAGCAGTATTATCATGGATGGCAATTTTGATGGTGATGAAGGTTTTTCATTCACCTACAACAGACAAGGTTATGGCCTGCCTGGTATCATTGGTGCCACACAAACAGCTTTTTTGATGCGTCTGGCACCCAGTGTCAGCAACGGCATTGTGGGCGATCTTGGCCAGCGTGATCTGATCAATCGGGCACAGTTGACCCTGAAAGATCTTGTGGTCAATGTGTCAGCCGGACGATATCTGGTCACAGGCATTTTGAATCCCAGCAACATAGATTCAGCCAACACAGTGTTCACCGGCCTAAACAATGCTGGTGGCGGCTTTCAGCCCAGTTTTTCACAGTTTTCAGTGGCTCCAACATTTGCAGGTGATAACACTGGTGGTGTGCAGGAAGCACCACAAAACGCACAAGGTGGTTTCAGTCGCTCAGGGGTAAAACCGTTTTTTGGCACATCGGGCACCAGGACCTTTGCCAATCTTACACCTGTTGTGGTATCTAGCGCAGGCACAGGTGCCAATGTTTCAGTCATTGTGACTCGTGCAGGCACTGTGTACAACATAACCACCACAGCCATCAGCATTCAAAATCCTGGCTCGGGTTATGCTGTGGGCGACAGCTTGAAAATTCTTGGCAATGTCTTGGGCGGATCAACTCCCGCTAATGACTTGAATCTAACTGTGTTGACCATTGCTACAGACATTGCCGGTGGGGAACGCCTGTTTGCCTTTCCCATCAATGCCCTGGGCACCAACAAGTTAGATCTAGCACAGATCAAACAGATTGGACAGAGTGCTGTACCCGGTACCGGCACCTATCCCAATGGTCCAGAAGTGTTGGCTGTGACCATCACAGCCCTGACCACACAGACCAGTCCAGTTGGCGAGATTCAGTTGAGTTTCCAAGAAAGCCAGGCTTAACTGCTCAAGGCAAGATACCGCTCCACAGTGTCTATCTTGCTTTGTACTGCTTCTATGTTCACAGTTGACCACAGGCCGGGGTGCATGGGTCTAGGCCATTGCCCACGATCGATCCAGGCATAGCCCATATGCTCGTTGTTGAGCACAGGCACAAACTCATCAGCCACAACACAAACCCAGGTGTTGTATTCAAATTGACCGTCTGATGATGTGAATTTTTCCAAGGGAACCAAGCGTTGATATTCAGGCATTGAGCCTAGTTCTTCAATGCACTCACGTTCCATGGCACCCAGCAGGGTTTCGCCGGTTTCTACTTTACCACCAGGTAGTCCCCACGAGCCGGGGTGCCTAGTATCATTGCGTAGCAAATACAAGTAACGCCCTGTAGCACTGCTACGAAACCAAACTCCCACTGCCTTCACAGCACAATCCTCCAGGTGCCTCCTGGATACACGCCTTGATAACTCTTGACCCAGGCTTCGCCGGTCCAGCGATACTGAATACCTGTGGTGATGTTGGTCACATACTGTGTGTTGTTGGTTTCTGTGGCGGCACGGAATACCACACGCCAGTAGTTGTTTGAGTACTCAATGATGTCATTGGCCTGTGCTACTAGGCCGCGACCATTGGCACCGGTCCAATCTGCGGCTGGCGCAGAATTGTCCAATGACCCTGTGTCTTCAGTCAGCAGATATCTCACTCCTTGCAAAACAGAATCTTCGGGTCTTGGGCCTGTTGCCAAAGGATTGATAATGGCATTGATAGGATCAAGTGTGTTTTGTGGAGTGGTGTCAATATCCACGTCAAACAACAAGAATCGGTCATCGTTGGGATCCAGTGCAACAGTGCCCACTACTTCAGTTTCGTCTGGTTGTATCAGTCTGATTTGACTGATACCAGGACGCAGTGATCCATACAGGTCAATCACTGCTGGCCACAACAGGTTAGAGTCAGGCACAATTTCAGGAGGCGCAACACTGTCATTATCGGGCTCCTGTGCTAGATATTGTTGTTGCAAACATTGCAGTTTGTTGCCAATCAACACTGTGGCCCAGTTAAACGGTGTTATAACTTGTCTGGTGCCCATCAGCAAGTCTTCATTGTCAATGGCATTGTTCAAGTCGCCTTGTGCGTCATACATCGACGCAATCACACGTTCAATCACACCTAGTTTTAGCACTTTGGCAGGTGGTGAAATCCAGATGGGCATGCTGAACGTCAAGGTGGCAACATCTATGGGATTGTCTGTGCCAACGGGTATGCTACGACTGCTCCATTGAGTGCGATCTAGATACATTACACTCAAACTGGTCCAGTCAATGTAGTTGTCTGTGCTTTGTATTTCCAAACTGGGGTTGAACAAGGTCAACACCTGTTCCAACAACTGCAACTTCTGATTGGTATTACTGGTCCAGATGTCAAGGTTGATTGTGAGTTTGAACGGCACAGGCATCAAACGTTCAATGCTGAATGCATTGCCTTGTGTGGTTTCGTAGGTTTCTGTACTGGGATCATAAGTGCGTTGGCGCACATTGATTCTGCTCACAAAGTAAGGATCTTGCATGCGGCTTTGCTCATAGTCTAGTCCAGTGATGTAAAATGTCATCAAGGGAGTGGAAGGCAAACTGTTGCGACTGTTTTCTTGTATGATGGTTTGAGCATTGCGACTGGCATCACCATAACGAATAGGCACACGTATCAGCGCAGCAGCGTTTACGCCGTCAGTTTCGTTACCATACTCAATCTGGAATCCAGAAAAAATTCTGGTAAATTGCAGTAAAAATCTGCGTATTTGTTCGTCGTAAAAGAATTGTTGCATGTGTAGACCAGGTTAGGTGCCAGGTGGTAAAAATCCACCTTGGTCGCCGTTGTCAGCACGTGGTCTAAGTATTTCACTGAGACTTTGACGACTTGGAATGTTGCCCAGATCTTTGGTGTTGACAGTAGCAGTGTTATTTACGAAGCCACTGCGCAGTGTTTTATTTGTTGACCCGTTGTTGAGATCAGTGCGAACCTTGTCGTCAACCTTGACCCAACGCACGCCATCATAGCGGAACAGGCGATTGGGTTTGTAGTCCAGTCGCAACACATAGGCACCGGCTACTGGATTAGGCGGAAAGTTAACAGCAGGAGTAACTGGTATACCATTTGGGGCTGTGCCGCCGCCTGTGAGATAACCCTCAGCGTATCCTTCTCTAGACGGGGACACACTCATGCCACTTTGTGAGCCATCCACAGTGACAGTTTCGTCAGCAGTCAAACTGGTGGGATTGGCAGGCTCACCTGTGGGTGTGGTAGGCTCAATGTACAAAGTTTGATTGTCATAGCCTGACAGTGGCACTTCGGCATCTGCTTGTGCCAGGATAGCGTCGTTGATTTCAAGGTCCTTGACTCGTGTGCCTTGCACATCACTGATGGTGTTGGGTGTGTACGGTGCCCAAAAATTAGTATTTGTAATATCAGTGTCAGCAGGCACATTAACCTGTGCTTGGTAATAGTCATCGCCTTGATTGACAATGGTACCTGAAGGATAAAAATTGCCAGGATCCCAGATGTTTTCTGCCACAAACGGCTTGTCTGTGATGTTGCTGAATTCTTGTTGATCCTTCAGTGGTGTACACTTCACACGCCACAAGTGCGGCAACCAAGTGACTGAGAACCCTTCGGACGCAAAGTCAGCATCTTGAATTTGATAGTATCGGGGCAAGGCCCGGGGTATGCTGGCATTCAGCGGATGATAGTCTCGCAAGTTGGGTATCTCTATCACATCACCGTTCATGAGTTTGCGCCCAAATGTGTCAATCATGTCGTTGTAGTGAAACGTCATGAATATGGTGTCGTTGTTCAAGAACAAGCCAAATTGAGTTAGGTCAAAGTCAACGTCCTGTGTGTTGTACACCCCGCGCATGACATACACATCAGGGTCATAAATTCTATCACGGTTTTCCAGCAACAACAAGTCTTGAATGTTCAACACATCCACTGCTTCATATGTGGGCTGTGTGGCGTCAAAATTGCCACTCAAGGCCGAATCATTGCCACCTGCCTGTGGTCCCATGTATTTGTGAACATAGATGTCCAGGCCGCCCACAGTGTACATTTCACTGATGGTGCGGTCCAGGAATTGATAGTCTCTGGTGCGATTGGGGCGGAATAGGGATAAGCGTGGCATGGTATATTTATAGTACTTTGGGTTTACCATAAAACGGGTTGACCAATAATTGCCCTAATGCTATAATATGGACTTAACAACAAAGGAGCCAGCAATGAGTGATTTAGTTACCGATTTGCACAGTGAGATGATCAACAG